AGCAAGAAACAGTATATACACGACAACAAGTGGTAACACATCGACTAACTCTAGCTCAAATTTAGCTACATCTGGTTCAACATCAGCCAGTTCAACAGGAAGTCTTAGTAATTCACCAAGTATATCTGACCAGTTTTCGTCTTCAACTGCACAAACAAACCAGTTACTAGATATGAGTACGACAGTTACAGCTACAGTAACATCAACAAACTCGGTAGATTCTAGTATGAGTTCTACCACAAGTACAACATTTAGTTCTAGTAATAATACAACAAATAGTATTCAAAATCAAATTGATACGTCTGTTTCTAGTGGTGGAGATACAGATGCTGAACAGTTAGTAGAAAATATTATAGCTCAAAATTTACAAGCTGCACAAAATGATGTCGAAGCTAAACAAGAAGAAACAGGTGAGTATGGGTCAGAAAATACTATCATAGCTTACATGGGGTTTGTTCCTAACTTTAATAACTATAGGTTAGTAACATTACCCGAACAAGAAACATGGTATGAGTCAACAGATATATATGCCAACAATATGTTGTCAGATAACATCGAAGGCTTTTATCAAATGGCAGGTCAGAGTTTAGAAACACTGATTGAAATGAAAGAACTACAACCAAAATTATAGGAGAATATTATGAATTGGTTTGAAAACAAAACTACACAGCTTATTGCTTTGGTAGGTATAGTAGGAACACTAGCCGGATTTGGTTATCAAGGAGCAGAGTACGTTAATAGATTAGAAAATCTTGAAGCTGCTGTTGGTGGTATTGCAGATACCGAAGATGCTCAAAAGATAATTGAAGAAAGGTTTGGTAAGATAGAAACATCGGTTCAATTTCTAGAAAAAGAAATAGACAACATATCTATTCCTGATGTCACTGAAATTAAAACCGACATTGCTACCATTAAAGCAGACCTTGAGACTTTAGATAGAGATATATCTAAACTAGAAACTGGTAATCCTTTAGCAGGATAGTTACTTTAAAACATTTAACTCTCTTTGAAAGAAGTTATGTAAGTCTCCCATCTTTGTCTTACCGTTACGGAGGATTGTTTTGATTAGGTCTCTCTCATCAAGAGGGAATATCTCATCAACCATTTCCTCCGGTAACATACTAAACTCTGTAACTATATCATTGTTACGTGTAAGAAGTACTTTAAAACTTACTAAGTTTGCTTCGTTCTTATTAACCATTATCACTCTCCAAGTTTGCAAAGGTTATCTTATCCTGTCTACCACGTAGTCCTGCTTTCATATAAGAAGTAGCACGACCTTCAAAGAAGTTCTGATGTTCAACACCCATCACTTCATCCAACCAACCAAGAGGATTTTCTCTCTGGTCATAGTTTGTTTTTAATCCTAGCTGTAGTAATCTTCTATCAGCTATATATCTATTATAAGCATACATATCTTTCTTAGTAAGTCCTTCAAGGTCTCCCATATCAAACACTAAGTCTAAGAACTTATCTTCTAGTTCTACCATTTGTCTACAGATTTCATATAACTCTTTCTTAAAATCATCTGTCCATATATCTAGGTTCTCTTGAATAAACTCTCTAAACAATTTAGTCATGGCTTCAACATGCATAGACTCATCACGTATAGAGTAAGTAACTATCTGTCCCATACCTTTCATACGACCAAAGCGTGGAAAGTTTAACAAGATTGCAAAGCTACTAAACAACTGTAGTCCTTCGGTAAAAGCTGAATAGACTGCTAAAGTTTTTGCAATACTTTTCTTATCTGACTTAGTTGTTTTAATCTTATGAACGTACTCATGTTTATCTGCCATCTCTTCATACTCGGCAAAAGCTTTGTACTCTATCTCAGGCATACCAACTGTATCAAGTAACAAGCTGTAAGCATGTTGATGTATTGATTCCATGTTTGCAAACGAACCCATCATCATTCTAGCTTCAGGCTTTCTAAAGATACGCATGTATCTATCAACATATCCTGCACCTACATCCACATCAGATTGAGTAAACAATCTAAATATTTGTGTAAGTAAGTTCTTTTCTTTCGGGTCTAGCTCTTGCCAATCTTTTACATCGGTGTGTAACGGTACTGACTCCGGCATCCAGTGCATTTGATTTTGTAATACATAGTAATCAAACATCCATGGGTTGTCGAAAGGTTTGTAGTAATCTCTGGTATCCAATAAGCTCATCTGTTCTCCTCGTTAAATCTCTTAACTAAATATTTTAAATTTTCAATTACGTATCCTGCGTAATCTTTTGTCTTTGAGAACGGGTCTTTATGTTCATCACAATAATCAAGCCACATCCTACTAGTAAAGCCAGAAAACTTCTGACTAAATACATTATCAAATTCTGATTGTTTCATATTAATCCTTTGGTAAATAAATTATTACAGCAGAGTTACATTTAGGACAGCTTAAATTAGTTTCCATAATGTATTCATCGTTCTCATCTTCGATGTCGTGATCTCCACCCCATATTAATTGTGTCCCACAATGCCAACAATCCATACTATCCCTCACATGCGATACATTCAGCATCGTCTAATTTTATACGTTGTACTTTAGTGTTTACGTTTTCTGCATTACGAGCAGCATTAGTTCTAAAGTAATACAAAGATTTAAGTTTGTTCATCCCATACCAATGCACATCATTAACATACTGCATATACTCATCGTGTACTTCTTGTGGCTCTGTAGCTGTAGGTATAGTAAAGAAAAGATTAACTGACTGTGCTTGACAAATAAACTCTTGTCGTTTAGCAGCATGTTCTATAATCCATATCTGATCTATCTCATTAGCAGTCTTAAATATTTCTTTCTCATCATCTGTAAGAATATCAAGATGCTGTACTGAACCCTCTTTACCGGCAATGTCTTTCCATACAGCAGATAGCTCGTCTTTCTTTAATCCTTTATCCTTTAGAATTTCTTCTAGGTATTTGTTCTTAACTTGGAACGAACCTGAGAGAGTTTTGTGCGTATAAACGTTAGCACGATATGGCTCAATCGAAGGAGAAGTACCACCACAAATAATACTAGAACTAGCATTAGGTGCAACAGCGAGTAGATGAGCATTACGCCTCCCACTACCACTGACATCAGGAGCTTCACCCCTGTCCTCTGCAAGTCTTTCAGAAGCTCGTGTTGCCTGTGTCTTAATGTGTTTAAACGACTTGTAATTAAATCCCGTAGCGAATATACCTTCAAAAGGAATGTTGCGTGATTGGAGATACGAATGGAATCCCATCGCACCAAGACCCAACGACCTTTCTCTGTAAGCTGAGTAGGCAGATTTAGTAAACCCTTCTTTACCTTCTTTAATATGTTTTTGAAACCTTTTAAAATTTGCATTGTACTCTCCTAAGTTATCTGTGTCAACAGCATTGTCAATGTAATGTTGAAGAACATTGTCAAGCATGGTAATTAAATCTTCAATGAACATAGGGTTCTCACTCCACTCATCAAAGTATTCTAAGTTTACTGAAGACAAACAACACACTGCTGTTCGTTCTTCATTAGTAGGTAAAGTAATCTCGGAACATAAATTGCTCTGTTTGATTTCTAATCCTAAATCTTTTTGTTCTTTAGGTAAGGCTTCGTTACATGTATCTATATTAACCATGTATGGTTCACCTGTCTCTGCTCTAGCATTAATGATCTGCCACCACAAGTCTCTAGCATTTACAATCTTAGTAGGCTCGTGAGTCTTAGGGTCAATTAATCTAAAGTCTGCATCTTCTTGTACAGCTTTGAGAAACTCATTGGTAATGTTGATACCATTATGAAGATTAAGATTCTTCCTGTTGATATCACCACCAGATTCTTTACGCATGTTAATAAACTCTTCAATCTCCGGATGAGATATGTCCATGTATGCAGCATAAGAACCACGTCTTGTAGTGCCTTGATTGAAGGCTAACATCTGAGAATCTACTACATGCATGAAAGGAATTGAACCAGTAGACTTACTACCGTGAGTAGTAGAAATACCGTTACTCCTAATGTCTCCCCAATATCCACCAATACCTCCACCTGAAGATGCCAACCAAATATTCTCGTCATAATGATCTGATAACCCAGTGCGACTATCAGGTACATAATTGAGAAAACAGCTAATAGGAAGACCACGACTTGTTCCCCCGTTACTAAGTATAGGAGTGCTAAACATGAACCAACAAGAGGAACTGTAGTGATAAAGCCTTTGAGCCAATTCAAAATCCGTGTGACCTTTGTAGGTTGCCCCGAAGACCGAGGCACGGGCAAACGCTTCTTGTGCATGTGTTTCATTCTCCCATAAGTATCTGTCTTTTAATGTATCAAGACTAAACTTATCTAATAGTTTTTCATTACTGTAATTAATTTTAATACCTAAGTATTCCTTTATTCCTACTTTATCTTCTACCATTATGAGTTCTCTGTATCGTGAATGTTAAGCATTATTATACCATAGTGTAAGATTTTTAGCAAGTCTTTTCTGTTCTTTCCTTCTTTATTTCCATAACGTTTAGCATACTTCATAATGTTTCCAAGAGTAAAACCTTCTCCATGTCCAGAATCAATGATGATATCTGTTGCTTGATACTTATCAGAAGCATAATGCTCCCCATATGTACCATCAATGTACTCTTTTAGTTCTTGTATTAATTGTCCTTCATTAAATTTATAGTTCATTTTGTTTCCTTTAAATAGTTAATAGCCTTTGTTAATTGTTCTATGTTATCTTTAAAATAACCAAGTCCTGCATTACAAGTACGACATAACAAACCTCTAATTTTCTCAGTTTCGTGGCAATGGTCTACACAAGCTTTTAGTTTAAAGATATTTTCATTAAACTTTAATGAACAAATTTTACATTTATTGTTTTGTTTTTGTAGTAAAATATTTCTTTCTTTTAAAGTTATACCGTATTTTTTCTTTAACTCGTACTCTTGTTTCTGTAATTTTATTTTTTCTTTATTAATTTTATTATATTCTTTTTTTTGAGCATCTCTTTTTTCTTTATTATCTTGATACCACTTTTTATTATATTCTTTAGAATAAGCTTGTAACTTGTCTTTATTCTTTAAATAATATTTTTTATTGTTTAGAGCAGCTTTTTCTTTATTAGTATAATAATATTCTAATGCTTGAGCTTTAATTTTTTCTTTGTTTTCTTGATAATATTTTTTACTACTATTCATTTTTCCATTCATCAGGTAAAGTATCTTCACTAAACCATCTAAAGTTATTTGTTTCAGCCCATTCAGCATGGGTACGTTTTGTTCCATCCTTCCTTACCTTTGCTCCCGGCATAGGAGAGAAAGGCTTTTGAAATAAGAAGACTAGCTCCATGTTTGCAGGTAAGGCTTCTCTTATCCACAGATACTTACTGTATTCAGCGTGGTCCCAAAACCTACCCTTTGCTTCTAACAATATAGTTTTATCTTCTATTGTTTTGGCAAAGTCTACTTCGTAATCTTTCTTAATGATATACTTAATAGACTCATAGTGATGTTTCCAGTCTTGTAATATAGTTTCATGTAAGGTAACTTCCCACATGCTATCATATCCTTTAGGTATTCCTATCTTCTTTGGTCTCGGTTTACGAGGTACTCTTTTAGGCATTGATGTTCTCCAGTGTTACATCGGGGTTACGTTTTACTTTTTTATAAAACCATTTTAAAGTATAAGCACTCATTCTAAATTGTCCACCTGCAAAGATATGTGTTTGCGTAGGTAAGAACTCATCTAGGTTTTGTCTATTGATTCTATTAGGGTCTTCTCCATCAGGAACCATAGTTCTAATCCATTCAATGAGTAAGTCTTTTGCTTTTCTTCTTAACTGCTTTGATCTTTTACCACTCATACTTGTGTCACCTCTATGACATTAGGAACTTTAGGTACTTGAGTTAAGTATCTTAGTCCATTAGAATATTTAAATACTCTTAAACCTTTACCTTCATTAGAATCTTTATGACATTCAAACTTATGTCTGCAATATACACACTCTCTAGGTAGTTGCATGTTACCAGACTTGCCATCAGGTATAGGATTATAACATAAATTAGGTGGCTTGTCCAGCTTTACTGCTGCTTTAACATCTCTTATTTTCTTCTTGATGTTAGGCTTATCAAAGTTATCTGGCTTGTATAAAGCTAACTCACCTGACTCTTTATTTAAAGCTAAGAACCCACCATTGCTGGTACCTTCTGCTGCTTCGTATCCTGCAAGTTGAGCCATGTATCCAAAGATATCATTCTCTGCTAGTGTTCCATCTTTAAACTTCTTGAAGGCAAAGCCTGAAGCTGTCTTAATATCCACTACCTCACCATCAATAACACAGTCCATGTGCCCTTTGATGCCCGATACTGTAACTTCTTTTTGTTCACTAGTAACTGTATGTCCTGATAGCTTTATTAAAAACAACACAATCTCTTCAAGCAAGTGCCCGTATAAGAACTTAATAAACAAAGAGGGTGGCATCCTTTCAGGAGTACCTTCAGACTTCATGTCAAACCATAACTGTCTTTCTTTCTTACCTATGTTAGACATACGAAGAGTAGACTTACCACGTGGTTCAGGGTGTGACCAACTGTAAAGAATCTCTTTCATAGACTCACCAAACTGTTCTATGGTGTCCTCGTCTAGGTCAATATGATCGCCATCAGCAAGTACACCTATCTTATTATATATATCTTCTACTAATGTGTCAAGAGTTTTCTTTGATTTAGCCATGTTTAAACGACCTCCATGTTATTTATTATATCTTTTGCTATCTTTATATCTAACTTAAACCATTCACCTTTACGTTTGTCTGCTTTCTTAGCACATAAAGTATGGGCTGTTTGTTCAGCAGTTCGTCTATCATCAAAGTATTTTTTAAACTTTAATTTAAAATCTCTAAGAGGACTAGATGTTTGATAACCTTTGCACCTATCTCCTGCATCAATAGCCATGCCAATTTTAATCCAGCCCTTCCAAGCAGGATTAGTTATAATATACACTTCTCCTTCAGAGGATGTAGTGTATCTTGATAAAGAACTAAATGCTGCATCTTCAAATGTTTTATAGTTTCCTGCTTTGTACAAAGGATGAGACATAGGAATATACTTACCATTAACAAACATCCGTTTTGGGTTGATGATAGCGATAGTGTTTTTATTAGCTACTTTCCTACATGATTTACAGTACGCATCATAGCCTCCTTCATTATGTTTGTTATGGTAATAATCTTTTAAACTTTTTATTTCTTTACAGCTCGGACATTTTTTATCAATGTGTTTCACTCCAGTCCCTCCCTATTTTGTATTCGCCATCTAAAGGACAACGAAGATTATAAAATTCACCTGCTTGTTTAAAACTTTTAACTGCCATCTCTCCAACAAAATCTGCTTGAGATTCTTTGACTTCAATCTGCCACTCATCATGGATGTTAGCTACAAACTTATAGTCTATAGTATTTAACTTAAGTAATCCATCAAGTATAGTTAAAGCTTTCTTCATAACAATAGCACCTGCTCCCTGTAATAAAGTGTTCAGAGCTGCATGATTATTTCTTATGTAAAGCTTTCTACCATCTAATCCTTTAAGGAATTTTTTTCCTGCTGCTCTTGTAACTCTATCTCTAAGAGATTTAAATGCAGGGTTATTATCGAAGAAATATTCTCTAGCTCGTCTACCATCTGTCGTATTTCCTTCGACCACTTTGCCAAGCTTTTCGTCTCCTGCACCGTACATGAGTGCATAGATGAATGTTTTTGCCTGATTTCTTGATTTAAGTTTTGCAGCTTTTTGATTAGCTGTGTGTATATCTCCATCTAATATCTCCTTGATATATGTTTCATCGTCCATATAGTGTGCTAACATTCTAAGTTCTAGACCACTAGCATCTACACCTAACAGAACATTGCCCTCATCAACAACCCAACAAGACCTACACTCTTTACCATAAGGACTATGAACCGATGGAACTTGAGCCATGTTAGGATTTCTGTGAGTCATCCTGCCTGTGATAGCACCGTTAGGTATGACAAAGCCATGAACTCTACCATCATCTCTAACAGAACTAACCCATGAATCAACCTGTGCTATTCGTTTCTGTATCAATAAGAAGTCTGCTATAAGTTTAGCTTCACGTATATGTGTAACCTCTGATAAAGTTTTCTCATCGACAATCGGCTGACCAGTAGGTGTAAACCTTTCAGGCTTCCAACCAAAGTCGATAAGATATTCTCCTATCTGTTTACGAGAACCAAGATTAAAGTCTTGTAACGTTTGTCTCATAAATGGTTCATAGTTCATAGTGTTTAAACACCTTGCATATTCATCATCGGTAAGACCACGTTTAGAAAGCTTACCATCTGTCGTCCTAATGTAAGGCGTAACTAATTTAGTATCTACCCACTTAGGTTTAAACGTATCGTGAACTTCGTCTTCTATCTGTTGTTTCTTTTCTCTTAGCTCTGCCAAAAGAACTAGTGCAGATTGCATGTCAAACTTAAATCCATTTACTTCTTGCTGTTTTATAATACCAGCTATAGACTGTTCTAGTTCAATGCAACCTTTACTAAATCCTTTGGATTCATTACGTAAGTTTTTATATACTAAAGTATTTAAAGTAACATCACGAACACAGTAGTCTAACATTTCATTAGAATAATTTAAGTAATCTTCAAACTCAATCTTAGATAGTCCAAGTCTAAAGCCCCAGCTTTCTAAGCTATGACCTCCATCTCTATTAGGATTGAACAGCCTTGATAATACAAGAGTATCTATTACTTCTTTATTACTGAGATCAATACCACCAAACTTCTGCACCATAGGTATATCAAACCCAATGATGTTATGTCCAATAAGTCTGTCTGCTGTTGCAAGAAACTTATACCCCTCTTCTAATTTATGAGGAGGGAATTTAAATATCTCACCTGTCTCTGCATCTTGAGCTACAATACAATGTACAAGGGTTGCTTGTAGATCGTCTGTCTCAATATCAAATACTAAATCCATAATTAAAATGCCTCATCTGCTGACGGGTCAAACTCTATGTCCTCATCCGTTAGCTCTGTTAATCTACCTGTCTCTGCATCATAGATAACTCTAGCTGCCATACCTACATCACCTGTGTATCTTGATTTAAGAATACGCAGTCTTGTAGTTCTAGCTTCATCAGGGTCGTCTGATTGTTGGTTGCGTTCTAATGCAATAACACAATCTGATAACTGACCAATACTATTAGAGCCACGTAGATGAGAGAGACTTACTTCAATACCATTCTCATGTCCTTTGTTTCCATCGACACGTCTAAGATGTGATACAAGTATAATACCTGCACCTGTCTCTTCAACTAAACTTCTAAGTCTAGTCATAATAGAATCAATGGCTCGTCTCTCATCACCTTCATGTACTGCACTGACTAACATATGTAAATGATCTACGACCACCCACTTACAGTCACATCCAATAATCATAAAGCGAAGCTTAGTAAAGATATCATCAATGTCATTGGTGCCAAAGTGTGAGTGAACCCATACTCTGTTTTTATTCTCACCATCGTACAAGATATCAAACATCTTATCAAGTTCTTCTTTAGAAAACTTCTCACGTTCTTGGTCAATGTATAACCTAGCGTTAGCTTCAATAGAAAGTATACCATCAATGGTACGTCTCCAATCTTCTTCTAATGCTATGATACCTACGTTGTCCTGTGTTTGTTTCACAAGCCAATGTTCTATCTCTCTGGTTACACTAGACTTACCAAGTCCTGTTCCACCTGTAAGAGTTACAAGCTCACCCTGTCTTAAGCCATACAGCTTTTTGTTTAGTCCTTCATAAGGATATGGGATGCTTTGTTTCTTCTCACGATTATGAAACTTCTCACGTTGCTCTGTAACATTTATGACACCTGATGGTGTATAAACTTTACTAGCCCACCACGCTTCAACAAAATCTTTATGTCTGTTGTCACGTAACATTTCGTTAGGGTCTTTAAAGCCATTGGGAAGTGTGAGTATCCTAGCCTTGCCGGGCTTAAACAGTCTCGCAACTTTAACTGCTGCTTCCTTACCTGCCTTATCATTATCAAAAGCAACGATAACATTTTCAAAGTCATCAAAGAACTCTAAGCTTTCTTTAATATCTCTGACTGCTCCCTGTGCACCACGCTTGATGGATACCACAGCCCACTTACTACCAAGTAGTTCGTAAGCTGCCATAGCATCACACTCCCCTTCGGTTATGGTGACATACTTGCCACTCTTAAACAACTGCTGACCAAACAATCCTGTCTCATTGTAAGAACCATTGACAAAGAAATCTTTCTTCTCAACGTTTCTAATTTTTGTAGCAGAAATCTCATGTCCATTATAATATGGATACATGTGTTTAGTAACCTTACCTTGTAGATCATGTACAACCTTTACACCATACTTTGTAGCAGTACCTTGAGAGATACGTCTATCAGTTAGTGCAGAGAAAGTACCTGTATCTAAGTTATCAGGTTGTTTAAACGTTGTTTGATTTGTTGTTGTTTGTTGTACCATATCTTTTCCTTCACATGAATTATTATAGTTAGGCATAAATTCTCCACAACTGAAACACTTTGCTGAACCATCTTCATTGATTCCTACAGCATCACTGCTCTTACAAAGTGGACATGGTTGATGTAACTTATGCCAAGTTTTGTTTTCCATATTAGCCCTCACTAATGGTTATTATTTATCTGACTTACTAGCTACCTTTGATTCATCCTCAATAGTCTCAGGGTCATCGCCAACGAACTGACCTTTCTCATTACGAGCAGATTCTGTTTCAACGATTGCCTCGTCTCTATCCTTGAGTAACTCTTCTAAGTTAGCTCGATGTGTACGACTTGCAAAGTCTAAAGCTTCTATGATAACTTGTAAGTTACCTACTTTCTGTACGATAACAGTAGCTTCTTGCTTTACTTTGTCGTCACTAATGTTGTTGACATCAAACGAGTTGTTGCCATCATCATTATTAATTGTAATAATCATAATTAAAACTCCTCGTTATCTGTATCAGCCTCAGTATATTCTACTAAGTTATTAACTTTAACAGCTATCAACTCAGCAAACGTACCATACTTTCCTGTGTAAGGTTTAATCTTTACCTTAACATCAGAACCATTACCAACAGAAACATCCATTGGGTTACCATCAACATCAACTAACTTAGGTGCAGTGTTTGTTCTACCAGCAACCTCAACTTTCCTACTAAAAGAAAACGCAGGTTCTTCATACTTGAAGTTACCAGCTCTATCTTTTACTTGAGAAAGCCCAACAGATTCTAATCTCTCTGCTGTTTCTTTATCAGTCAATACGGTGATTTGATATTTAGGGTCACCGAACCTAGTGTTAGGCGTAGTGACGTTAGCCCACATTGCCTTTCCTTCTACATACTCATACATAAGTTTCCTCCTTTGTTGTATTAAGTGTGTGCATTATAACATACTTTAATAAAAAAGTACAGTAGTTTTTTAAATTAATTTTGAGTGTGTTTAAACGGGGTCGGTTCTTGTTGCACAAAGCACCGAAAACTTGCTCGACCAAAGTCGAATACCACGGACTAAAGGAAGTTACATTTGAGGGCTGTCCCATAGTATACTTAATCAAGAGTTCTAATTGATTCTAGTATCTCCTCCCAAAAGGTAAGAGGTGTACTAGATAATGTCACCTTGAATGTATCATCTAACTTTTCAACAACGTGCCCAATGTTTAAGTTGTTTACTGTTAGGTACTCACCAAATCTTCTATACTCATCACGAGTTAGAATCTCTGTGTCGTACTGTTCTCTTTCTTTTAAATACATAAGGTGCCATTATAACATGGATAGAAACTCTTGTCAATACTTAATTTGAAAATGTTTAAACAGCTTCCTGTGCTGTCCACCATATAGGCTTAGTTCTATTGCGTTCCCATTTGGCATAGTGTTTTTCGTTAATGCAGTAATCACGATAAGCAATAATAGCATCCTCATTCTTATACTCCTCAGGCATAGCCTGTGCTAGTGGTGTAAGACTTGTATGTGTAATGTTGTCAGGCATCTTACTTAATGGTTCTTCTAGCTTGACAACACTTGCATGTTTCCTACCATACCTGTACTCATACTCAAGTCCTAATGCTAGGAAGTGTTTGTATAACCACGAGTAGTTAGAGCTAGATTCTCTAGCCCATATAGTACATGGGTGATTCCAGTATGCACGTTTGTAAAGTCCATTAGCATCTGCGTACTCATCACCATCTAGTTCTCGGTGTGCAGTACATAACATCTGTGCTGTTTCAAGTGGCATCTTAACTAACATCTTATCAGGCTGTGCTTCTGCTGATATAGTAGGACACTCATCAAAATAAAATATGTTCACTACTCATCCTCAATCTGAAACACTTCATTAATATGACAAAGAATATCTGCTAGTGCATGTGCTTCTTTGATATCCATACCACCATACTCAAACAAACCATTGACTCCCCACTTGGCTAGTTTGTATTCTTCCTTAATCCATTTAAGTCTAGACTCAGGAACTTTAATTGTTATCATCTTCTCTTTCATTTACCTTGCCCTCGATACTGTTTAAACGATGCCTTCTTATT